TCTACACTAGGTATGCTTGCTCGTGAGGTAGAACAGCAACAATTTATCAACCTAATGAAAACTCTAGGTCCAGATAGTCCTTTACTACCAATCTTGATGCAAGGTGTCCTAGAAACCTCTAACTTAGCTAATAAAACGCAGTTATTACAACAGTTAGCACAGTCACAGCAGCCTGATCCACAAGCACAACAGATGCAACAACAACAAGTTCAGATGCAAATGGGTTTATTAGCAGCACAAACTGCAGATCTTAACACTAAGGCGGGTAAACAACAAGCAGAAGCTCAACAAATCATGGTTGAAACTCAACTAGAACCAGAAGTAGTAAAAGCTAAGCTAGTTGCAGCTCTCTCTACTAATCTAGATGCAGGACAAGGTGATGATAGGGAGTTTGAGCGTCGTGTCAAGGTAGCAGATCTCCTACTAAAAGAGAAAACTCTTAATCTAAAAGCAGTAGATAGTGAACAGAATAGAGAGATAGTAAAGATGCAAATGGCTAGTAAAAATAACCCTTGACTTTTAAATAATCTTATGGTATAATCATTATATAAGTAAAGCTATTATAACACATTTTTAGAAAAGGTGCAATAGTTTGGATAGAGAATTACAAGATTATTACGAAGAAAGATTTAGTACGATGTCCTCTAAAGGGTGGAAAGACCTAATAGAGGATGTAGAAAAGATGTATGAAGCAACAAACCAGATAAGTAGTACTGATAACTTTGAGGGGTTCCATAAACGTAAGGGTCAACTAGATATCTTACAGTGGATTCTCTCTCTACAACAAGTATCAGAACAAGCCTATGAGGAGTTGCTTAATGCGGATAATGCTTGATTTTAAGTGTACTGTTTGTGAACATACAGACGAACGGTACGTAGATAATACAACAGAATACACTGAGTGTTCTATATGTAATAGTAAAGCTACTCGAATGATTAGCACACCTACTATTTCATTAGAAGGATACTCAGGTAGCTTTCCAGGTGCAGCAGCCGCTTGGGAAAAAAAGCACAGAATGGCTGCTACCCCAAGAGATTAGCTACGATAGCCAAGTAACTAGTTCCTTTCCTAAAATGCTTATATGCACAGGAGACTTAATATGGCACAAGTAATAGATGAAGTTTTAATTAATGATCTAGAGACTGACTCAATTGATAGTATTGACAACTCGGAAACTTTAGATACCTCAGCTAGTAAAGAAGAGGTTGTAGACGATCTACCAGAGAAATACCGTAACAAATCGCTAAAAGATATTATCGCAATGCACCAAGAAAGTGAAAAGCTAATTGGTAAACAAGGTAATGAAGTAGGCGAACTACGTCGAACAGTAGATGACTTTATTAAAACGCAAACTTCTAGAAACTTACAGACAGATGTAGAAACAGATCTTAGTGATGACGACTTTTATAGTGATCCTATACAAGCAACTAAACGGGCTATTGATGAACATCCAGCAATCAAGGATGCTAAACAACAGTCTATAGCTATGAAACAAGCAGCAGTCCAAAATAAGATTGCTACGAAGTATCCTAACTTCCGTGAAATTGCAACAAGCCAAGAATTTGGTAATTGGGTAAATGGATCAAAAGTACGAATAGAGTTATACAACAGGGCACAGAATGACTATGATTTTGACTCTGCTGATGAACTACTTTCTACTTGGATTGAACGTCAGGAGTACACTAAGAAAGTAACTGATACCTCTAAATTAGACCGAGAGCAACAACTTAAATCGGCAGATATGGGGACATCAGGAGCTACTGAAGCTACATCAAAAAAGAAATATCGTCGAAGCGATATTATTAAACTTATGCAAACCGATCCTGATCGATACGATAGCATGGCAAACGAAATTATGATTGCCTATCGAGAGAACAGGGTAATATAAAAACAATTTAGAAAAGGATTTACAAAATGGCTTTAGGCTCAAATCACGTAACAAATACTACAGGCGCATCCTTCATCCCAGAAATTTGGAGTGATGAGATTCTTGCTGCTTATAAGAAATCTCTTGTAGCAGCTAACCTATTTAAGAAAATGTCTTTCACTGGTAAGAAAGGTGATACTATCCATATCCCTTCTCCTACTCGTGGTGTAGCTTCTCTTAAAGCTGCTGAAACACAAGTAACTCTACAAGCAGCTACTGAAACAGAAGTACAAGTATTAGTAGACAAACACTACGAATACTCACGTTTGATTGAAGACATTACAGAAGTACAAGCTCTTTCATCTCTACGTCGCTTCTACACTGAAGATGCTGGTTATGCTTTATCTAAACAAGTTGATAGCTCATTGATCCAATTGGGTCGTACTTTCAACGGTGGTTCAGGCGTAACTTACGGTGGTGCTTACATTGGTGGTGATGGTACAACTGCTTACACATCAGGTTCAAGCAATGCTTCTGCATTAACTGATGCTGCTATCCGTCGTACAATCCAACGTCTAGATGACAACGATGTTCCTATGGATGGTCGTTTCTTCTTGATTCCTCCTTCAGCACGTAACACATTGATGGGTTTATCTCGCTATACTGAACAAGCCTTCGTTGGTGAAGTTGGTAATGGCAACACAATTCGCAATGGTGAAATCGGTAACTTGTATGGTATCCCTGTATTTGTATCAAGCAACTGTGATACTGCTACTGGTGGTGCTCGTATCGCTTTACTAGGTCACAAAGATGCTGCCGTGTTGGTTGAACAACAAGGTGTTCGTTCACAAACTCAATACAAACAAGAATACTTAGGTACTCTATACACTGCTGATACATTGTACGGTGTTAAAGAGCTACGTGACAACGCTTGCTTTGCATTAGCTGTTCCAGCCTAATAAGTAATTAGGTTTAAACCTCTTACCCACACGACTCGGGTAGGGGGTTTTTGCATAATTATTTACTCAATGGAGAATTAAATGGCACAATTTAAATGTAAACTATCAGGTACTATTGTTAACTTTGAGTATGAGCATGACATTAAGACTATGCACAAACATCCTCAGTATGAGTTTGTAGAACCTAAAGTCCAAGCTAAAGCTCCAGAAGGTTTAGTAAAAGAGAAACAAGTATTAGTAAAACCTACAGCTAAGGAATAGTCTAATGGCGATATTTAGAGGTCCAGGAGGTAGTGGTGATGCTACGGCAGATACCTCTAATAACTCCATTACAGCTATTAATGCTGCCAATGCTGCTCAAGCAAGTGCTACAGCTGCTGCTGCTAGTGCTACTTCAGCTACTAATAGTGCATCTACTGCTACAACTAAAGCTTCTCAGGCATCCACATCAGCATCTAATGCAGCAAGTAGTGCATCAACAGCTACTACTCAAGCAACCAATTCAGCAACTAGTGCTTCTAATGCGCTTACTTCTGAAACTAATGCAGATACATCAGAAGCTAATGCAGCTACCTCTGCATCAGATGCTTCTAGTTCAGCAACAACTGCTACTACACAAGCAGGTATAGCTACAACTAAAGCTAGTGAAGCTTCTACTTCTGCTTCTAATGCTAATACTTCTGCAATTAATGCAGCTACTAGTGCTTTTACTGCTTCAACTCAAGCTTCAAATGCTGCCTCTAGTGCAGCATCTGCTTCAGGAAGTGCAACTAGTGCTTCTACTAGCGCAACTACAGCTACTACACAAGCTGGTATAGCAACTACTCAAGCAAGCAATGCAGCATCAAGTGCTTTAGCAGCTAGTGGTTCAGCTTCTACAGCAACTACTCAAGCTACTAATGCTTCTACGTATGCAGCCAATGCTAATACCTCTGCAACTAATGCAGATACTTCTGAAGCCAATGCAGCATCAAGTGCCAGTGCTGCTGCTTCATCTGCTACTGATGCTCAAACTGCTCAAACTGCAGCAGAGGCAGCTCAAACTGCTACTGAATCTGTTTATGATAACTTTGATGATAGATATCTAGGTGCAAAAGCAGTAGCTCCTTCTACAGATAATGATGGTGGTACACTTCTAGTAGGTGCTTTATACTTTGATACTGCAGTTACTATAATGAAGATTTGGACAGGTAGTACTTGGTTAGCTGCTTTTGCTTCCTTATCAGGAGCTCTGATTGCTTCTAATAATCTATCTGATTTAACAACTC